CCACCTGGCTCAATGACTTGCGCTTGAACTTCTTCAAACGATGCAATCGGACTGTCATCAATCGACAGCTCTTCAAATTGAAAGTGCCCAATGCCAATCACATGGAGCTGATGCAGGTACTCCTCGTTGTTGACGTACTCCGTGTAAGGCATTGCAGCCAAATCCGGATAAATCAGATGCTGACCGTACACAACAGGAATTGGCTGCGACAGCCGTCCGTAGTTACCTCGGGCCTGCAACGAATAGGTAGGACTTGGGGACGACGAACTCGCGGTCGCATTAGGCAGGCTCTGATTGGGTAGCGGCACCAACGCGCTAACGATGATGGAACCCGTCACTGCAATTGCAGTCGATGCCACCGAAGTAGCCACAGCCCCTGAATACCCAAACGATGCGGCCAGCTCAGCGCCATAGGCATTAGCCACAACCAACACGGCAATCATCAAAACCGTCTGCAGAGGGTTCTTCCCCCCTCCTCCGCCCCCCTGCGGCAATGACACCAGTGCGATGACATCTCCAGCATCGATGGGGGTCACATCACGCTCGGCCATCAGCACTGGCTTGCCGTTTTTGAGCACTAGCGTTGGTTGCTCAAGAACGATCTGCTTTTGGTTCATCCATTGACTGATGGTTGAATTTCCCTGAACGTGATGGATATCACGCTCATGGGGATCGAATGGGTTTCGAAGCCAAACTACGACACCGTCATTGCTGCTTGGCATGGCTCACCTCGAAATGCATAAAACCCTTCGACACGCCAGCCATGACGGTCTAACGCCCACAAGTCCTGAAACACCACACCCACGCTTTGCGCGCAATGCAATACGGCACCGCCGTCGATGTCCAGCCAAACACCGACATGCACCGGATATCTGGACTGGCGGATCAGCACAGCATCTCCATGCTTAGGGGCGGACACGCGCTGCCAGCGTTTACGCTCGGGGTGATCGTTGAATGTCTTGAGCACCACACGCAGACTCAGCGCATCAACGGGGATAAGTGGAAGCTCACGTCCGAAGTGCTTTCCTTGAACCCATAAAAAAAGGCCCCAGCAGTCAAATGACTCGGGGCCTCGTGCACCTGCTATCCATGGACGACCTATGTATCGGTGCGCCCAGTAACTATCAGTTGGTTTCATGTCATCTCCGTCACCGAGCCAATCCCGGGAACTCCGTCGCGGTGTACAGCCGCCCCGGAAACGCCTTATTGCCGATATCAACCATTCGTGCTCTTGCGGTCACTCGCATCACATCCGCCTCTACCTCGGTCAGTACCAACGTGATGGGAGGGTCCATCTGCGGTCCCTCCATGTCGTTCGACAAGTACGGTCGATAAGTGACTTCGATGGAAGCTTCGGACTCGGACGCCGCATCAAGGTGTTTGACGATCTCGCGTGAGACGTTATCCAAGGTCAGAACGACCTCAGGAACCGGTGCAATGTCTACAGGCGGCAAATCCAAATCAAAGCCCATGGCCACAAACCTCACCATCTGACTTGGGTTCAGCGGAGCCGAGTGTTCGAGGCGTGCAAAGAGGTCTTGTTGATCTCGAACAACCCGGATGGCAGTTGTCACGCCTGACTCATTTTTAAAGTCTGGGTGACGTAGCTCCAAGGTATGCAGGATCACCACATCCGAAGGTGAACTCGCGTACGCCTCCTTCAACGCGTCACTCAACGTCACATCAGGCATGTTCTACCTTGATGGGAATGACTCGACGCTCTTTGACTTCTGAGTGCTCACTGACCAAACCGAAGATGTCTCGACGTTCCAGCGGGAAGTCCCCCTCGATGTAGAACGGGAAACAGCCAGTGAGGAACTCAATGCCAGCAGCTAAGAATGGCACGTTGTCGGCATACGAGGCATCACACCCGGCTTTCCATAACGGACCATCCAAGAACATGCAGGAGCCTTTGCACAACTGAAGCACAGGGCAGCTTGAACACTCTTCTCGCTTACTCCAATGCGTGGCGCTTCGCATCTTGACTGCTTGTAGCTGCGAGATGTGACCAATCTTGTGCGACTCGCCATTTGGAGCCACCGCCGCCGCACTCACGTTTTGGCAAGTGAGCACATTGCCGTTCAGATCGACCGCTAGGTTGTCGGTACGGTCCATGCCGCACTTTTGGCCCAACGCACTGGCAGGACGACCTTGTGCCACAGACTCCACAAAGTCCATGATCTTCTTGCGAGCAATGTCAAAACTACTCACAGCACCTGCGCGCAACTCTTTGAACGCATAGGCACTGAAAGTGATCCGCTCGACTGAAGTCTGAAACATGGAAGCCAGTCCGCCCTCGTCATACGGGTCAATGAATGCGCCCTCACCGATCACCACATCTTCACCAAAACGCTCGCGCAACCATGACTGCACATGCGCGCGACTTGGGTTGCTTGCATGGATCATGGCGTTGATACTGATTCGACCCCCAGGCTTGAGGCGTGCGTACAGATCAAAGATGGCGGCGCGCTTTTGCGGGTCGTCTAAAGGATCAGCACCTCGGGCGTGATAACCCGGGCCATCGTGCGACAGCCCCACAGAGAATCCCAAACGGTCAATCCATGCGTTCTTGTCCGCATCCAACAGACTGCCATTGGTGATCATGCTGAACTGTGCCTTGGGGTACAGAGTCCTCAACCGCTCAGCCAAAGGCTTCAACGTCTTCCAGTAGACCAACGGCTCACCTCCCCAGAACTCAATGCGCTCTGGAGATTCAATCAGCGCATCGACCAGAGAGTGAAGAAAAGTCTCAACGTCTTCTGGATTGGTTTGATCGGCATGGGACACAAACCTTTGTGAACAGTAAGTGCAGGCGTAATTGCAAAGCAGACCAAGGCTGATCTTGAGCACTCGCACATTGCCCTTGCGACCGAGTTGATCTTTGGAAACAACCGTCGCATCGCGCCAAGCGCGTGCTTTGACGGGAACGACAGACTGGCCGTTGCTCCACACAAGGCTCGAAGTTTGATTGTTGTAAACCAGCGAGTCCTCTGATCCATCAGGCTTGATCACATAGATACGGAACTCAGACATGGATGCGCTCCACTTTGATATTGAAAAGAATGTTCATGAACGGTTGCTCCCCAAAGTAGGGTTTCTGAAAATGAATCGCTCTGGCATCAAACGCAATCAACAGACCACGATGAGGTTTGATCCAAAACTTGGATGGAAACTCCCAAGGCATGAGCAACCCAGCAAACCCAGACGATCGCCAAGCAGGGTTACAGATGGCAAAGCCGTTGGGAGCGAATTGATTGACTTGCGGTATCAGACCTAAGTCATCATCAAGCTCGGGGCCGAATGGGAAATAGACAGCCTGCACATCACATTCGTCTTCGTCGTTGTGGGGCATGATTTCGACGCCACTCGCACGAACGACCTCTCGCCCTTGCACATGCATCACTCGCCCGTTTGAACCAAGAAGCTCCTGCACTTTGGATAAAACGGCCGCCTGCAATGTCTGGCAACGTGGGGAATGACCGTCAAAGATGTTGTGGTCTTTGCGCTCCCAGATCTGATCGCCTGTTTGCATACGTGCGTTCAACTGCAAGAGCTCTTCATAAAGCCCTTGATCAAACACCGCATCCATCCCAAGTGACCAGATCCCTGTTTTAAGAGGGAAAAGGTCAAGGATCATGGAACACTCACCACCAAATCATCTGTACCGCTGAAGTACTTGAAGCCAACTTTGATCTTGACTTGTGTGCCTGAGCTCAAGCCGTCTGTTTTAAAGACAGTGCTCCCTGCTCCATCAACTGTCATCACACGACGGTCACGTAAGAACCCGGCGGTTGAATCCAGATAGATTTCTGCGTCGTGGTTGTTTACTGGCTGGCCATCAGGTTCTTCAAGTCTGAAATTAACAACCAGTCCTTCGTCCGATTCAACGCTGGGCATGAATCGAACCACAGGCAAAGACTCCATACGCGCCAAAGCCAGAGTGACACAAGGCTCTGCATCGATGTCCCCTTGTGTTTTGACAAGAACAGGATCGAACACATTGAAACCAAGGAACCAATCTGCCATTTCAGATGTTTTGAATGGCACCAAGATGTGACCGATGGGATGTGCCTGAACCACGGTCGCGTGATATGCCTGTGCATCCATCTTGCTTGCCAAGGTGGCTACGTACAGGTTTGGCGTGTGATCAAAGAGACTTTCGCGCGCGCCTTCTGAGGCCCATCCCTTAGGGGCATACAACATGAAGGAAGCATGGTCACCGAACTCCGCGTGTGACTTGAGTGTTTGCAAGTCCAGCGTTCGTTCATAAACGCCCTCCTCAAAAATGCCCCAGTCACCTCGCCACTCGGTGATCAACGATTCATCAAAGAACTTGCCGCCGCTTTCATGGTCTTGTGTTGGGTCGCCTATAAACTCTCGTTGCATCACACTTCGAATTCGAAACGACAGCACAGAACCATCTAAGGTGACATCCAGCGCAAAAGGTGTGTTTTTTGTTGTGAGGTGAAGTTTCATGTTTTCACCCCCTAGCAACAATCGCAGTTGCAATTGCAGTTGTACCGAGTGCCATAGGCTCCAAGGCGCAAATTTCCACCCTGGTCAAACAACGTGACCATGTTGTAGTACGTTGCAACTGGCTGATCGCCGCAGTTGTAACAGTTGTCTGTGACTTGGCAATTAGGTGCGCCTTGCCAACCAGCTGAGGGGTTGTTATTCACTCGAACACAATTACTCACGTTGTTGAAGAAACAGTCATGCAGCCAGCCGTAGTTGGCCGTCCACATCTGACCACCGTTATTCATGTACATGTCCCAGTTGCCATCGGATTTCAAAAACCCCATGAGCCCTTGGTTGTGATGAAACGAGCGCGTGCCCCAGTCCGTATCGACCATGTCGATGTAGTTCGCAGTGGATGCGACTTGCAAACGTGGAAGAGACAAGGTTCCCGTCATCGTGTCGCCTGCTTTGTTGACCTTGGTAGACAAGTCCAACGCTGCTGTACCCGCTGAAGTCACTTGACCTTTGCTGTTGACCGTCACGACAGGGATTTGTGAAGCTGACCCATAAGTTCCAGCAGAGACACCCGAGTCTTTAAGCCCCTCGGGTGGGATTTGGGTAATAGGCACAACGGCCTCCTTTCAAAAGAATGCTCTACAGATACCGAACCACAATGCGCACCCCATTCAAGGGGGCAGATGTGAACCGCAACGTTGCGCCGCTATTGACCAACACATAGGCATCTAGCGAGTCTTGAATGACGTTTGCCACGATCACCATGAGCTTGGTCACACTGGCCGCTGCCGTGGAGAGCGCAAAGTCCGTGGCACTGCCATTTCCCGTGAACACCTGTGGAGCAACGCTTGAGCCCTGCGCACTGGCTGCCGCAGCTTGTGCCTGCGTGGCATAGGTCTGAGCGTTGCTGGCTGAAGTTGCGGATGCTGTTGCACTGGTCGCAGCGCTTGTGGCCGAAGTCGATGCCTGAGAGGCAGACGTGCTCGCTGCACTGGCCGAACTTGCAGCGCCAGTTGCAGAACCACTGGCTTCTGTCGCTTTGGTTGTGGCTGTTGCCGCAGACGTTGCTGCGTCAGATGCTTTGGTAGTCGCCGTGGCAGCAGAGCCAGCGGAGGCAGTGGCAGAAGTTGCTGACGCAGATGCAGACGCACCCGCGTTTGTCGCCGACGCTAATGCTTCGCTTGCTTTGGTAGTAGCGGTCGTTGCAGAACTCGCCGCAGCACTGGCAGAACCTAAAGCGTCAGACGCCTTGGTCGTAGCCGTTGTGGCGGAAGCTGCAGCAGAGGTCGCAGACCCAGAAGCATCTGTTGCCTTTTGGGTCGCAACAGCACTACTCGCAGCCGCTGCACCTGCGTGGTACTTGGCGGAGTATTCCGTCGATCCCGAAACTGGGCCTGTCGTCTTCGTCGCCCACTCTTGCGCTGCAGCGGCACCCGACTGCGCCTCTTTATCCAGATACCGAACACTGATAAGCACGCCATTACCCGGCGCTGAGCTGAATCGAAGCGTGGTTGTCGTGGGCGTGGTGTACGCATCCACTGGCGCTTGCTGCACACCTGCAACCGTGACCAACAAAGCGCCCGGGTAAGACACGCCACGACTGATCGTGAAATCCGTCGCCACACCATTGCCCGTGAATGTCTCCGCAGGAATGATGGTGTTGGTCGTCACTGCAGCGGCAGAACCCGCCGCTTGCGCCGCCCAGTACTTAGCTGAGTAACCCGTTCCATCCACCGTGGTGGCGGTCTTTTCTGCCCAGTCAGCCGCTTTGGTTGCTTGGGTTTGCGCAGAGGTCAGAGAACTCGCTGCACTTGTCGCACTAGCTGAGGCAGCACTGGCAGACGAAGCCGATGCGTTTGCACTCGTCAAAGCCTCCGAAGCTTTGGTCGTCGCTGTAGTCGCTGACCCAGCTGCGGCGCTCGCGGATGCGGCAGCACTCGTTGCGCTCGCTCCAGCATTGCTTGCTGAGGTTGCAGCAGCCGTCGCACTTGCAGCCGCATCACTTGCTTTGGTATTGGCGGTACTTGCAGAACCAGCGGCAGCACTTGCAGATGCGCTTGCGTTGGTGGCAGATGTCGCAGATGCAGTTGCCTGTGTTGTTGCCGTTGTCGCTGACGATGCAGCGCTAGTAGCAGAAGCAGCACTTTCCGAGGCTTTGGTCGTGGCCGAAGTGGCTGACCCAGCCGCAGCCGTGGCACTCGCCGCCGCATCACTTGCTTTTTGACTTGCCGTCGCGGCAGATCCTGTGATGGACTGGGCGTAATACTTCGCCGAGTAATCGGAGCCACTGACAGGTGCACTGGTTTTGGTTGCCCAGTCTTGCGCAGTATTGGCACTCGTTGCTGCAGCTCCCGCTGAACCAGAGGCACTGGATGCACTGCTCGATGCCTCAGTCGCTTTGGAAGAAGCAGTACTGGCTGAGCCCGCTGCGGCAGTCGCTGATGTAGCAGCACCACTGGCAGAGCCTGAAGCGGCACTGGCTTGAGTCGTCGCAGTTGACGCAGACGCCGCCGCATTGCTTGCAGACGTTGCAGCGTCACTGGCCTTGGTACTGGATGAGGAAGCAGAAGAGGCAGAAGCCGCAGCACTGGTTGCAGCTGCTGAAGCTGAAACACTTGACGCGTTCGCACTGCTGGCTGCTGCCTGCGCTTGGTATTTCGCTGAATACTCAGCACCCTGCACAGGCCCTGTGGTCTTGGTTGCCCAATCCATTGCAGCAGCTGCACCCGTCTGGCTCTCTTTGTCCAACATCCGCGCAGTGATGCTCACGCCATTCAAGGGAGCCGTCACAAACCTCAGGGTTCTAGAGTCAAACAGCGAATAGGCATCCACGGGCGTTTGCAACACACTGGCAACCGTGACCTGTAATGCACCGGGGTGACCCACCGCATAGTCAAGCGAAAAGTCTGTCTGTGTGCCGTTCCCCATCCATGTCTTGGTAGGAATCACCACTACACTGGTTGCAGCATCCGCTCTAGCCTTGACCTCTGCCAGCGTTGCCGCTGCATCTGCGGCTTTGGAGGTCGAGAGGTTGGCATTGCTGGTGGAAATACCTGCTTGCCTTGTGGCCTCCCCCACCTGAGCTGTGAGCTCTGTGCGTGAGGCAGCCAAGTCAAGTTCAACCTGATGGATGGCCTTGGCCACCGTTTTGACAGGTCCACCTTCGGTGACCACATCGGTCTGATTGTTTCCGTGCACCACTTGGTGCAACAAGGAAACATCGACCTCAGCCTTGTTGACTGTCGCTTCTAACCGTTCTTGCAGGTTCATGGGAGCTCAAAAGAAAGCCCCCAGACCTGAGTTACCAAGGTTCTGAGGGCAGTTGGTGTTGGACGAGGTATTCGAGCGAGTCGATAGAAAGCTCCAAAGCTTCAAAGTCAGAGTTCACAAGAACCCCCAGCGCATCACGGGTCAGGACTGCACGATTTCGAATCTCCAGCTCACCACTCACATCCCACTGGTTGCGTCGCACCAGCTTGGCTTGATAAGCCTTGGTGAAACGCGCTTGTGTGGTGGCCATGCCGATGCCCGCAAGCAACGGCAACTCAAACCACTCAGCGCCATCGAGGATTTCGTGTTTGAACCAAGATTCAAAAATCGCATAGGTCAGCGGACGCAAGTTCCAACGAACACTCACCCGTGCAGGCGTCTGACTGAACCGTCGCCGCGATCTGGCCGCCCCCGACTCCATGTCCGTTCGAATCACAGCCTCACCAGGCGAGATGGTGTAACCATCCACCGAAGGAAGAGGGATCCGTTCAATCGGAAACTGTGGATAACTACTCGTCATCGCATCGCTCCTGCAGCCGGATTCAACCCATAGCGGCGCTCAAGAGTTGGCGCAATCCCCGTGCCCTGACCAATCGATCGGGACATGCGAGCTTCAATTTGCTCCACGATGATGTCTAGACGCATGGAACCATCCGCTTGTTGAGAAGACTGCACACGCGCATCCACGCCCGAGGCGTTATTGATCACATTCACAGCCACGCGCACTTGAGGCTGGTTCTTAGAAGAAAGCGCCCCACCCAATGCGCGCATCTGACCGGGCGTGAACACCGCCTCACCCGGCTGCGCGATGATGGGAACCTCACCTTCGACAAGACCACCCGTGTGATAACGGGTGGCACCTGCGAAGTTATGAAGCCCCACAGAGCGGGAGGCCAAGCTGTCCGATCCAATCAAACCACCCGTGTGCGCCACAGCGACCAGGGGATTCACGAGATCGGTTGCTCCTATCGGAACGATGCTGCCTCCTGCGGCAGGCGCAGGGGTTGAACCCAAGCCTCCCAGCCATCCAGCCAATGGCAAAGTGACCATGCGCTGAATCTGAATGCGTACCAGATCAGCAATGATGGAGTTGGCCAAGCTGGTGAAGTCGAGCTTGCCCGTGGTCACAAATTGAACGAGCGCATCCTCCATGCCTTTGAAAGCAGAAGTTACCGCCCGCTCAGCTTGCTTAGCGGCATTGATGGAATCCTCCACATAGCTGCGAACCGATGAGCGCATGCCGTAATCAAAGCTGCGTTGGTACTCCGCATTGGCACGAGCCAAGTCAACAATCACAGGCAACTGACGAGACAACGCATGATTGATGAGCTCGATGGCTTCAGCCTTGAGTCCCGGGTCAGTGATTTGATCCGCTTGCCTGCGCGCAGCGTAGGCAGCTTTCTCCAAATCGAAGCGCACTTGCATGCTTGCACGTTCGACATCCCCCACATCTAGCATCTCTCGCTTGAGCACCAGCTCCTCTTGTTTGAGTCGGTTGTTGCCGATGTAGCCTTCGGTGATCTGATGGACCTTTTGGAGCTCTTTTTCGTATTCGTCAAACTTCTTGTCCGAGACCTTTTGCTTCTCCATGGCCTCAATGACCTGGATGTACTTCTCAGCCTCCGCTCGAACACCTGCGTAGCCTTTTTTCTCCAAGTCCAGCGCTTTGGCTCTGAGCTCAGCGGCTTCGCCACCGGTCACACGCATTGAGCGTTGCTCGAGTTGTTTTAAGAACTGCAGACCTTCATTGTTCTTGTCGAAGCCTGAGAGGTCCATCCCGGTGGGAGCCTTTCTGGGCATCTTGGGCAAGAACTCGTCATAGATCTTTTGCACCTGTGCAGCTTGCTCAGCTGTATCAAGTACAAACTTCTGCCCCATCACCCGAACGGTTCGACGCTGCTCATCGAAAAACTTCTCGATCGAGTTCACATAACCGGGGTTGTCATTGATGCGTGCTAGTCGCTCGTTGGCGGATTCAACGAACTTGTCGCGTCCGCTTTGAAGCTTAGCAATCTCCGCATCAATCTGCTGTTCGTTGTAGCCCATGGACTTCATTGAGCGCAGCATGTCGCTCTTCATCCATGTTTCGACGTCCTTGCTCACCACCGACAAACTGTCGAATGGCTGAGAGATCACTCGCTTGGCCAACACCGCCGACTCGGCGATGAAGCCAAGGCCCTTGGCAACGTCCTCAAGATAGTTGAGTACTTGCTGGCGGTTGTTGCTTATTGCAATTAGCTCACTGCTAAAACCACCAGTCTCTGTTTTGGCAAGAAAGATGTGTTCAGTCAAATCGGCCAAGATCGGAATGAAGGCCGAGCCAATTTGACGCTGCACACCTTCGTTGACCGCATGCAGCCGCTTCAGGTTGTCATTGAACTCTTCCGATGCCCGTGCAGCATCCGCTGACATCACCAAGCCTAAGCGCTTGGCTTCTTCCATCATGGCTGTGATCCCATCTCGCCCTTGGTTGAGCATGGGGATCATGTCCAAACCGTTCTTGCCAAATAGCTTCACCGCAAGGGCAGCTTTTTCGGCACTGTCTGGCATTGCCGAAAACTTGTCGGCAAGATCGAGCAAGACCTCTTCGGTCGGGCGGATTTGGTTATTCGCATCTAAGGCCGAAATGCCAAACGCGCGCAATGCAGCGCTGCCCTCGCCGCCTTTGACTTTTGCATCAAACATGGCGGTCGACAAGAACTTCAAAGCCTTGGTCAAACTCTCCGTGCTGACATCAGACAGCTCGGAGACATAAAGCAGCGCAGACAAGGCCTCTACTGACACCGCAGTCTTTTGGGATAGCTTGTTGAGTTCTTCACCAACTTCGGCCACTGGCACGATCAGCTGATGCATGCCGTAACCAGCTGCAGCGATGGAGGCTCCAGCAATCAAACCTGCGGGTCCGAGTTTTCCCAGCACCGTCCCAAGGAGGCCAAGACGCGAGGTCGCATCTTCCATTTGCGCGAATGCATCGTTGGCTGCTTTGGAAACGATCTGCAATCCTGCTGATGCAGGTTGCGATGCTGCCTCAATGCGCTTGAGAGACTTTTCCCCCGCCTCTCCAACATCGGAGAGCTCTGCCTTGACCTTGCCGACATCCACCACCGAGAGTCGAATTGCGAGATTGCGTTCAGCCATGGCTGTCACCTGTTGTTGCGATGCTTGAAGAATTCATGGCAGCAGTGATGCCCGCCTCAATCGCAGGGAATATGTGCGTCATCGCACAGACATCTGCATTTAAAGACTCACTGGCTTGGATCCAAGCGTTGAAGTCCAAGCCAATCACTGTGTTTTGAGCCATACGCAACTGCCCCGCACATACCTCCAGTACCGAAAGTGCCTCCCACCCCTCTCGGGTTTTGGGCGCATTCACTTGGTACGGACATTCAGGGCATGTTGTTGCGCAGGCTTCGCAGTACGCTGGCCCGCCACCGAAGTGCCATTCGGTACGAGCCTTTAGGCGTTTTTTTCAGCATCCAGCAAATAGAGCGCTGCCAGATACTCGCGCTCGAAGGCATCGGCAACCGGCCACAACTCCATCAGGGCTTCAATGCCTTCTGGGCTCACCGGTGTGGCCTTGCCCTTTTCATCGCCCACGCCCTCCCAGGCCAACACAGCCAGCTTGGCAAGTTCGGTGATCAAAGTAGCGGTGCGTTGCCCCGCTGCTGCATGGTCTTTGCCGTCAATGACCGCCGCCGCATGGCGCGCTGCCATGACCAGCGCAGTCGTGGCAGGTTTGACCTTGACGCGAACGCCATGGTTCAAGTCGAGCCAATACGGCTCACGTTTCAAGTTAAGTTTGAGCATGGAAATACCTGTGCGTGTAGCTGAATACGTGCGACTTAGTAGCTAGCCACATCGTTGTGAAGAATGACCGTGAACATCCGACCAGCGGCTGTGTTCTTGGCGGCCTGCCAGTTGAAGGTGGCTTGAATGCCACCCGGGCCAGAGATCGACAGCTTGGGTTTGGGCAGATACACCTCGTGCGCCACAAAGGTCAAACTCTTGGTGGCATCAATCACGTAGCTGAACGTGAGCTCGAGTGGCGTGTTGTTGGTGGCAGCATCAATGAGCTCTGTATCTGCAAAGCGCACCTCCAAGTTGCCCGTCAAACTCGCAACGGTTGGATCTGCACCTTCGATTTTTCCATCAGAGCGGATGGTCTCAATGCGAGCTAGGTTGTTGGAATAGGTCAGCTGCGCCGCCACCACGTTGCCCAGTGCCTGACCGTTTTTCTTGATCGAACCTTGGAACTGGTTAAACCGTGTGATCGACAAAGCTTGCGGCGTTGCATCGACAGATCCGAGTTGCTTGACTTCCCCTTGCGCGATCAACCCCAAGGTTGCATCAGCAGCACCAGAGCGCGCGAACTTGATTTGGACGGAGTTAACCATCACTCCCGAAGATTCAAAGTAAGCGGGGATATCTGGCAAGCCTGTTTCAAGCGCGAGACTCGGCAGTACAGGCTGGCCTGAGCCAAAGGTATGTTGATGGTCTACATCTCCCACTGAGGTGGGAGCGCCCAACAAAGCTTTGAGCCACAAACCAAAGTTACGCAGGTCGATCGGTACAACCATATCGCCCTCAACCTTAATCACATCGCGGATGGGGGCGCTTGGGTCTCGGCCAAGTCCAATCAGGTCATTGGCAATGAGGCCTTGCTCAGAGCCCAATGAGGTAGAGACAAATGGGAGCTTCCAATAGTCGGTGCTGTCACTTGGGTGTGCACCGTAGGAAGGTTCGAAAGCAGCCAGCAAGCTGGCATTTGCGCCATAGGCACGGGCCATAGTTTTTCTCCAGTTTTAAATTCAATCAAGACAGCGGATCAATGCTTGCGTAATGCATCACCACATCCAAGGTGCAGGCCTTGATGCCCACAGCACCATCGGGCGCAACCTCTTCAAACTTCGGAGGGTGAATTTGCGTGAACTCCACAACGCCACCCAAAGTTCTGTCTGCTGTCACGAGTTCTGAAAATCGTTTGAGCAGTGCATCCATGCGCGCGTCTCGCTCAGCGCCATCGGGGTGACTCACGTACACCTCCAGATTGGCCGAGTGCTCCCACTGATAGGTCAGAGGCGAGAGCATCACATCGACTTCATTCATGTCGCCATCGCGCAGCACCACCATGGAGTGCTCTGTCATGCGTTCAGGCAACGCACTATTTCGCTTGGGCACATTGCCGCCAAGGGGTAACTGCCCCAACAACTGAAACAAAGCCCCAACGGCTTCTTCACGCTTAGACATAAAAAAACAGGCCAGTGGCCTGCTCCGGTTAATCACCCGTCGCCCTTATTCATCGGGCCAGTTGGAGATGACGTTTTGAATCAGTTGTGATTCCCAGTGCTGAACTGCGGAATCAATATCGAACTTTTTCTTGAGCTGAGCCTGTGGCAACAGCAAAAAGATAGGCACACTCACCAGCCCCTTACCGGACTGCTGCGCCGATGCAGAAGCGGCTGTGAAACCACCCCGCTTGCCAGCTCTTGCACGTTGGTTGTCCGCCACGAGAAGTGACGGCTTACCTGCTCGATAAACAAATCGAAGTCTCTGGCCGCGCATACGCTCCCAAAGCCCCGGTGTGATGCGTTTGCCGCGTGGTCCCGTTCCAGCAGCTGGCAACGGTATGGAGAGCCAAAACCCGTTCTTAGAACGAATCAACGCCCCCTCGTCATGGGCAGCCACAACCACAGGGGCTCGGCTGTAAACCAACCCTGCAGCGCCTAAGCTTTCTCGTCCCTTGGGATAGACCTCACCTCGCCAGGTGTTGGCAAGTCGCGCACCGAGTCCAGCCGAAGTGATCTGACCTCGCAGTTCACCTTTAAGACCATCAGTGGCATCGCGCACGCCCATGGTTACCGCATGCCGAGCTGCCTTGAGCTCAGCGGTCATTAACTCTTGAAGGT